GAGTTTTTCATCTGCATCCAAATACTTCTGCATAGTATCCTTATCCCTTATCTTCTTTCCAAAAGGATTATCAATATATACCTGCGGATCTGCTTTCCCACTAAAATACTCATACCGTTCATGACGGATATTCTTTCTTTGCTGTTCTGCTTTCTTTCTTAATAAAAAGATTGTATTATATAATTCAAAATATTTTGCATGAAGAGAGGGGACATTCAATGATTCTTCGTGTAGATTATCTCTGTCGATCTTTGCATCTTTCTCCCACATCTCTTGAAGTTTCTCAAGAGTTACATTCATAAAGGTGTTCCTTCTAAATTGGTTAATGTATATAAAGTATACTTGAAACTTACCTCTGCTGTAAAGTACTCGATATCTGTATCAGTTGCATCGAAAGTGACAGTTGAAATAGAATAAGGGAAGAGGTCATCGAATATTACCTGAAATTTGGGAACAAGATTATTACTTAAAATTTGTAGAGTTCCATCGGAATAGATATCCTGTCTTTTCTTTCCAAAGGTTTGCTGTATATATGCTTTCTTTTCTAAGTCCTGATATTCAGAAACTCTTTCAGGATAACCTAATCCACGAATCCAATTTTGTATCTCCATATAATTGGTTAGGTCTTCATCAACCATAAACCTTAAACTTAAATCACCAAAATCTATCTTATCACCAGGTAGAGGAATATCTCTAAGATAAGTAGGTTGTTCAGCAATTGATAAACTCATATCAGGGATATTTGCTTCATTACAAAAGTAAGCAACTCCAGGACTCCTTTTTAATGAGAATTTAAACCCAACTGGTGATAGAAAATTTCTATTACTAATAGGAGTTCCTGGTCTTGGTTGTGGAGCAGTTTTTATTGCCATTAGTTATCTCTAGACATTTGTTCTTCTAATTTTGCTTTAGCAGCTTTAACTCCAGCAAGTCTTACTTCTAAAGCATCCTCAAACCTTTGCAGAACTTTCAATTTAAATTCTTTACGACTCATGATACATTTTTAGACTACTTATATTTAGACAAAAAAAGAGAGGGTATAAACCCTCCTTTCTTTAAAGATTTAATGCTTTTTCTAAAGATGATATTCCATTTTCTTTATACTTCTCTGCTGTACTTTTCCAACCATTTCCTGGTCTTTTAAGTTTACTATCCTTCATCCATTGATCAATATAATAAAGGCAATACGATACTTGATCTCCAAATTGAGCAAATCTTGTACCTTTTTCACCCAAGAAAGTGTTGGTTTTCCACTCTTCTATAATAGTAGTTATACCATCCCAAACATCAGGCATAGTATCTGCTTTTTTACCATCAAGTCTAAGAAGTCCTTCCTTCAATCTTTGATTAGTAACCCCATACTTTTTAAATGCCATTAAAGCAGCACAAGTCCAAGTTTGATTCCAACTTCCTTCATTAACAATCATCTGGTCAAATGCTTTAATTTCATCAAGAAAATAAAATGTTTGACCAGGTATTGCTTCTGTTACTGGTGCTTTACTTGTATAAACATCTGGTTGATAACAAACATTTGCCATATTCAACGCTGTGATGATTACACCCTTTTTAACCTTTGTGGATTGTGGTTCATAACTGGCCATTCCAGTAATTATTCCATAAAACTTTTCTTGATTCTTTTCTGTGGCATTGATAGAATCATAAGTATCATAGCAATCCTTAAGTCTTGCAAAAGATGGAAAGTTGAATTCTATAACGAAAACATCTTTAGGAATTTGATCTGAACCACCTATTCCCCAATTGTACGCACGAGTATTTGAATCTATTCTAAATTTACTTCCTGCTTTATATCTTTTTCCATTCATAGTATCTGCTTTAGTTAGTTTCCCAACTACTACAATAGCATGTTCTGGTATGAATTTTGCTAGATATTTCTTTGCTTTATTCCATCGTCCTTCAGTATCTCTCTGACAGAATAATTCTTCTAATAGTGCAAATAGTTGATACGGCATCCAATATGCATCAATTATTCCACTTTCTTTAATACTTACATATGGAACTACATCTCCCTGCTTATTTCTAATTACAGGTAATGTGTGTTCTAATATTTCCGTTTGGAAATGTGATTTATTAGACATGTTATTTTTTGTGATAATCCACTCCCCAAATGCAGGTTGCGGTTGAACTCATTTCACTTCCAAATAGAAGGTTGTGAAACTTGTAGGTATTATAGCACAAAAAAAAGGGATGTCAAGCGACATCCCTTTAGAAGATATATAAGCGTCTCGCTTACATAAGGTTCTTAACAGCAACACGCCTGTAGTAGCGGTTTGTGTTAACACGGAGTCTTCCAAGTCCTTGGTCAAGTCCTTCGGCAAATGGGTTCGCAACGATTCCGTAACGAGTCTTAAAGCCGATCTTAGGCTGGAATGAATTCTCTCCAACTGCACGAACCATCTGTAGTGGAACATATGGGCAGTAGAACAGACCAGCATCATAAGGAGATGAACCCTTATAACCAACAACATAGTACTGGTTACCACCTGTTGGGGCACCATTAGTTGCTGTAAGGTTAGCAGAATATGGGTCAATGTATACTCTGTACTTACCTTGTAATGTACCAGCAAATGTATTGCCTGTATCATCAACATTAAGGTTAGCATTAAGAGCAGGTGTGTAATCAAGTACACCAGCCATTGTTAGTGCAGAAGCAACATCAGCGGAGCAAAGGATGATGTTACCCTTTCCACGACGAGTTCTTTGTGCGATTGCGTTAGCGTCTCTTTCCATCTGGAAGAGTAGACCCTTGAACTTCTCAACAGACCATCTTCCGTTTGAGTCGATGTCAAGGTCGAATGTACCAGCGTTAGCAACATTCTGTGTAGCACCCTGTTCAGCAACCTTATAGATTGTTCTAATAACTTCCCTGTTGATTTCAGCAAGGATTTCAGTAGAAAGGATGTTAGCAAGTTCTGCTTCTGCATTAAGACCATGAATTGCTTTCAAGTCCTGAGCAAGCTCTAGTGAGTACTCAGCCTTGAGGGCTCTTGACTTAGCAGTAACAGTGACCTTCTCGATTGAGAATGCCATCTGGTTGAACGCTCTGGTTCCTGTACCTTCAAGCTTTTCAGCGTTGTCAGTACGCATACCTTCACCTACATTATATGCAGTAGATGATGCGGTTGCAACAGGGTTAAGAACAGCAGGGTTACTACCAGCCTGTACAGTTGTACCTAAACCAGCAGCTACATCTTCAGCTCCTTCAAGACGGTTAAATCCTTTATCCTGTCCTGAGAATGCTGAATTTGCTTCGTCGTAGAATGATTCAGTGCCACTCTGATTAGTGTAGCGTGAACGCATTGCGAAGATAAGTCCAGTAGGACCAGACATTGGCTGAACACCAGCAAGGTCGTATGCGACCAAGTTTGGCATTGCTCTTCTAATCAATGAGATTAGAACTGGGTCGAAACCTGCAGTTGGACCACCAGCATCGGCAGTACCACTGAAACCTGGCTTACCAGTAGTGGAATTAGTCCAGTTTGTAGGTTGCTCAGTAAGCATTGAGGTACCACCTTCAAATGCTTGCTGCTCTTTTAAAAATTTTTCTTGGTTCTCTAGCAGGACTGCGGTTACGCTTCTACGATGAGAATCCTTAATAGGATCAATACCATCGTAATCTAGAAGTGGTGCCCACTTTTCCTGCAACTGTTCTGAATGGAACATTTGCTTGTTAAAATAAAGGGTTATGTTTGATTAATAATATTAAATTCAATTATTTTGCTAAACCACGGAGAGTGTTTAGATATCCAGCCATTGAGTTTGAAATGTCTGCAGGTGCAGCATTATCTACTCCTTCTGATAGGTTCTCGGACTTAGCCCTTGGTGACTTTCCATTTGAAGGGAAATATGATTCCTTCAAAGTCTCCAACTTCTCACGATATTCTGATTCACTTTCAAACTCTACACTTTCGGAAAGTGAGGCGAGCTTCTCTTTCTGAGTGTCAGCAAGACCCTCGGAAACGGTATCGAAGATTCCATCAGCAGTAGACTCAGCAAGTCTCTTGGTTAGGGAAACATTCTTCTCAATTTGCTCATTGAGTTTGGACTCCATATCATCTAATTTTTCTACCATACTCTCAAGTACATCATATTTTTCTTCAGGGATTGATACATAATGTTCTTCAAAAAGACTCTTAAGACCAGTCATAAAGGACTCTGTGAGTTCTTCCTTAAGACCGTTCTCTACTGCAAGTTGATTCTCAGTGAACCACTCGTCAGCAACATATTCAAGGTAGCTATCAACACGCTCATTAAGTGCGGTCTTGATAGTCTCAACTTCTTCGAGAAGTTTTGCATCGTATTCAGTTTGTAATACTTCTTTAATTTGTACTACTTTACCTTTTACTGCTGCTTCAAGGATTGTTTTTGCTTTTTCCTTGAACTCCCCAGAAAGCTCTTCACCTTCTACAAGAGCAGCAACATCTTCATCGATGCTAATCTCTGTGTATGCAGGTGCTTCTGCTACTGTTTCTTCTTCAGTAGTTTCTTCTTCAGC